GGTACGGCTAAAGGTGATGCTTCAGGCAAAACTGGAGCCAAAGTCTCTGCAAAAGACAGAGCAACACTTCAAAACAAAGCAGATGAATTTAACAAGAAATATAAAGAGAAATTGGGTTATGGCGTCACTGTTGGTATGCTTGCCTCTGTTTTTCAACGTGGTCTGGGAGCTTTTAATACAAGCCACAGTCCTAACGTTAAGTCAGCTTCTCAGTGGGCTTTTGCACGCACTAATGCCTTTTTATACTTAATTAAAAATGGCAGACCAGAGAATGCAAAGTACACTACAGATTACGATTTATTACCAAAGAAACATCCGAAGTCTAGCAAGTAATGGCAACAACTAAAAACACATCATATAAAGTTCACGTCCATCATACAGATCAATCTGAGGTGGATAATGTGAATATTGAGAATGGTGCAATGCTGCATACTACTGATGCGCTCTATATGGGCCATAATGGGTCTAATGTAGTGGTGTATCCTCAAGGAGGAACCACGCAATTAGGGTGGGCTAGGTATGATGACACAATATATACATCTTCCAATAAGTTGTCGTTAACTCAAGACACGGAAGTCGTTGTTCCTAATAATGCTGGTAACATAGTTAGGAGTCATTCAAGCATCGCTTTCTATGACTCTTCAACGCAAAAGATATTAGCGATAAACGAAAATGACGTATACATATTTACTCTAGCATTTAAAGCATCAGCACCAAACGCAAATCAAACTTACTTAGAATATAACCTTGAGGGGTCTGGTCAGATATCAAGAGTGTCTGGAACTTTAGCATTTCCCAAAGGGAATAATGTCGAGCATCAAGAAAGTATGGTGATGCAATATTACACCGATTCCACATTCGTGCAAGATGGTGTGCAACTAAAGATAACATCAGTAGGAGACGGATCTTCTGTTTGGGATATTATATACTTCATACAAAGAACACAAAACGGTAGTTTAAGCTAATGAGAAGCAAAAGAGGAAGTTATTCAAGTCCTAGAGGATCAAGAAGAGCGTGTCTATGTAAAGATGGCAGAACATATTCAAGGAAGTGCTGTGATGGCGAACTGATTAACCAGGGCATAGGACCTCTTTCTGGAGGAGGCATTTTTGCTGACGAAGATTTTAGTTGTTCGGACTTAACTCTAAGTGGGTTCTCTGTTAGCGATCAGGGAGTAATAACTATTCCTACCACAAATGCAGGTACTATACAATCCACTTCTCCATCTAATTTTGATCTTGTTGGGGTGGATACTTCAAGAACATTAAGCGTAGTAATAATAGTTCCTTCGGGATATACAAACACAGGTAGTACAATCACTTGTACAACCACAGCAACACAGCCAGCCGCATCAACCTTGTCTTGCTCAGATATAACCCTTAGCGGCTTTGAAGTAGCTCAAAACGGAACCATCACACTTCCAAGCACTGATATTGGTACAATATCTAGTACAAGTCCAGCTTCATTTGCAATAGTAGACGTGAGCACTGTAAGAACTCTAAATGTAGATATTACTGTTCCTGCGGAATACTTTAACGCTGGAGCGACACTTAACTGTACTACAACGGCCACACAGCCGTTGAGTCCTACCTTATCGTGCGCCGATATAACGCTTAGTGGTTTCGCTGTTGCTTCGGATGGGATCATAACGGTTCCAACTACTGATATTGGCACAATATCTGGCACGAGTCCAGCGTCATTCACTCCTGTATCTACAGAAACGCTGAGGACTTTAACTGTAGATGTTACTGTTCCTTCTGGGTACTTCAACGAAGGCAATACATTATCGTGCACGACTACAGCAACACAACCTCCACAGAGAAACTTCTTATTTAGTGACATTGTATTTACAACGGTCTTCTCTGTATCTCAAGCGGGACAACAGGATGACGATCAAGCAAATCCTGGCCTAGCTCATATTACAGCTCCAATAGCTCAGTATGCAGGAAATTCTCTTTCTATGACGGTTGTTTATACTGGGTCTGTAACCTCAACAGGACAGCCCGGTACAATATTTGGTCTGGAATATTACGACTTGGTAACCGCTCCTACTTCTAGGAGCTGTACTATTTCGGTGACTGTGCCTGCTGGGTTTTTGAACGTAGGACAAATTATTTCAGGAAATCAGAATACAGAACAACAACCTTGCACTAAAACTTATGACATAGATACTCAACAATCCACTACATACACTACCTATAGTGTTGGTGATGGCTTTGGGAACACCTATGAAATTAGAGGCATAAAAGGTATAGATAGTATAAGTAGCACGTTTTATAGTACGTCCACGCCTACTGTTGTTTCTGGAAGAACGGATAGTCCTACATATACAAAAGATGCTTCGTCATACGATAGCAGTTGCCGTCACGGATTGCTAGGCAAAACAAATAGATCAGGATCTTATCTAGGCCCTAGCGGTACTGACACTCCACAGAGTGTTACTTACTACATAAGTGCATATAACAGTGACGATACCTTAATTACTGTTCCTGAAGTGGGTATGGGTATATATAAAGCTAGTGGAGTATCTACTGGAGAGTTCGGTGTTGATTTTACATACACCGATCTATATCAGCCTGACGGATACTATACATATATAGGATATACCTTTATAGTAACTAGCGGAGTTATTACATCTATAACGTCAACTCCTTAAAAATACAACAAGCATATTAAAAATTGGTAATATTAATATATTTTAAACTATGAAAGCGACAGAAATTGTAGAAAAACTAAAAGAGGTTCTTCTCGGTTCTCAAGAAATTGAAGATCAAGAAGTGGCCCAAGAGGAGCTTTCCGCTACTGAAGAAGTGGTAGAGAAAGTAGACGAGTCTCCAGAAGGAGAGGAAGTTGTATTATCTGAAGGTGATCAACTAGAGGAAGAACAAGCCGTTGAGGCTGAGGAAGAAGCCACAGAAGCTTCTTACGTCTCTAAAGAGGAGTTTGCTGAACTAAAAGCTATGGTTGAAAGCCTTATGGGTGAAATCAAGTCTACCTCTGAAAAGTACAACAGTGAAGTTCCTAAGGAAGAACTAGCCGCTGTAGAAAATGAGGTTGAGCCTATGGTTCACACCCCAGAAGCAAAGCCAGAAGTAGAGATGAATCTTTTTGCTCAAAGAAGAACTCAGACTACCCTGGATAGAGTATTAAACAATATGAGCAAATTTAATAAATAAACACAAAAATGGCAACAACTACATCAATTACTACTACTTATGCTGGTGAGTTTGCAGGGAAGTACATCTCTGCTGCTTTACTAAGCGGATCCACTCTTTCAAAAGAGTTGATCACGATCAAGCCTAATGTAAAGTACAAAGAAGTAATGAAGAAGGTGGCTTCTGACGATATCGTTAAGAATGGCACTTGCGACTTTACTGCTACTTCTACTTTGACATTGACTGAAAGAATTCTTCAACCAGAAGAGTTTCAAGTTAACCTACAACTTTGTAAGAAAGATTTTATCTCTGACTGGGAAGCAATTTCTATGGGGTATTCAGCTTATTCTGATCTACCTTCTTCTTTCTCTGATTTCTTACTTGCACACGTTTCTTCTAAAGTAGCGCAAAGAATCGAAACTAACATCTGGGCTGGTACTAACGCCACAGAAGGTCAGTTTGACGGATTCCAAACTACTCTAGGTGCTGATAGTGACGTTAATGACGTAACTGCTACAACTGTTACTTCTTCTAACGTAATCGGTCAAATCGGAGCTGTAGTAGATGCTATTCCTTCTACTGTTTACGGTGCTGAGGACTTGACTATCTATGCTGCTCCTAATGTATACAGAGCTTATGTAAGAGCTTTGGGTGGATTTGCTAGCAACGTAGGTGCTGCTGGTACAGATTCTAAAGGAACTCAGTGGTTCAACGGAGGTGCTTTAACTTTTGATGGCATCAACGTAGAGCTTGCAAGCGGAATGGGTAGCGACAAAATGGTAGCTGCCGAGAAGTCAAACTTGTTCTTTGGAACTGGTTTATTGTCTGACACTAACGAAGTAAAAGTCATTGATATGGCTGACATCGATGGAAGTCAGAATGTGAGAGTCGTTGTCAGATTTACTGCTGGAATCCAGCACGCTATTGGCGGAGACATCGTATTGTACGCATAAGAATAATTGTTTAATATAAGAGGGTAGGTGAGCCTTGAGCCTGCCTACCCTTTTTTAATACTATAAAAATATGGCTTGTGATTTAACCGGGGGAAGAAAAAAACCGTGTAAAGATGCTGTAGGTGGCGTAGTAAAAGTGCATTTTGTTGATTTTGGCGATCTAGGGACGATTCCATTGGGATCTGATGATGAGATTGCAGATATCCCTAATGCCCCAGGTAACGCTTTTAACTACAGTACTTACGACGTAAAGGGTAATTCTTCTCTTGAATCAAATATAAATAGCTCAATCGAGAATGGAACGACATTCTTTGAGCAAGTAGTGAACCTTACTCTTCATAAGATGACTAAGGAGGACAACAAAGAGCTTAAACTTATGACTTACGGAAGACCTCACGTTTTCGTACAGACATTCGACAATAAGCTTCTATTGGTTGGAAGAGAGCACGGAGCGGAAGTTACTGGAGGTACTGCCGTTACCGGGACAGCGATGGGAGATCTAAATGGATATACGTTGACTTTAACAGCTAACGAAACAACTCTACCTAATTTTGTAGACGGAGCAACTGATGCAGACCCCTTTGCAGGGATGTCTACGCCTACTGCTACTGAAACTACTCAGAGAGATCCAGCATAGGTTTTTACCTGATGATAAGGAGGGGCCTATATGGCCCCTTTTTTTATATAAAACAGCGAAGCCTTTTTTTAGTTATATTAGTATGATAAGACTACTTCCGAATACGGATGCTCAAACAATAAAAGTTTTGCCTAGGGTTAACACAGCTCAGACTGGGTTGTCCCTTAAGATAACAGAAGATGGCACCAACAAGTCAGAGACTTTGACTGGTTTATCGTCTACCGTTAATGGTAACTTTATTGACCTAGATTGCACCTTTAGTATTTTATCAGATAACAGTATTTACAATTACGAGAT